ATGCAGTTAGACGCAATCGGATACTAAAATGAAAAAAGCAGCGAAAGTAATTGTAACTATTCTATATTTTATCCTGGCCTTCACACCTATCTTTTTTCTAGGTTACTTGTTAGGCCTTAAACTAATCTAAAATGATAACACTAATTGTACTCCCAAACTTCAAAGGTACAAAGGTAGAAACCTTGCAGGCATTAATCTTATCCGTTTTAATTGATTGCGGATATCTACTACCTATCTTATTTTAAACACTAAACACTAAAAAAATGAACACTAACACAAAAAACCAAAACTCATTCGGATACTCAGATGCCAGATCAAAATCAATCGTTTGGGCCGCGTATGCGGAACACTTCGCCGGCGAAGAAATAATGGACGAAGGATTTAACATTAACAGCGGAAATGTTTATATAGACTTGGAAAATGGCGTAACGATTGCGAGCGCGTTCGGTCAACCTGTAGAATTTTACGTTTACGATTTCGACAATGACGACGAATTCGCGTTCGAATCAATCGAGGAATTAAACGAGCATTTAGGAAGTAGATATTAATCACTAAACACAAAAAAGAAATGGAAACTTTGCTAGGTAGTGGAAACAGTAAACTACAGAAAACCGCCAAGGAATTTGGCGTTAAAATATTTAACTTTTCAATTCCTGCTGGAAATGACAAAGCAAGCGGAAAAATTACCTGCCCATTTGCAGGTTCCTGTTTAAAACTTTGCTACGCTAAAAAAGGCGCGTACCGTTGGGGAAATGTAGAGCGCGCTCTAAGTAGACGATATGAGGCCAGCAAAGAAGCGGATTTCGTTCAAAGGATCACGGACGAATTAAACAAGGTTAAAAAAGATAAGCAAGTTTATATCCGCATCCACGACAGCGGCGATTTCTACAGCCCTGCATACTTTGTAAAGTGGTTGGAAATTGCCAGGCTTAATCCGTCCGTCCGTTTTTATGCCTACACTAAATCGCATTCATTTATCCGTGGTATTGAGTTGCCTGAAAACGTAGACTTAATTTTTTCGCTTGGTAGTAAAAACGACGAACTTATAGACGTGGAAAACGAGCGGCATTCGAAAATTTTCTATTCAGTAGACGAAATGCAGTCTAGCGGATATTCGGACGCGAGTTACCTGGATTTAAACGCCACTAAGTGGTATACAACAAACAAAAAAATCGGTTTACTAATTCACTAATAAAAAACACTAATAAAATGGGACGTTTTATAAACGCTAAATTTCAAAGCGCTTGCGCTGAAACTAGAATAGTAATAAAAAAAGGCGATCAGATTTATTTTGACGGAAAAGCCTATAGCGAAAAATCACAGGTATACAAAGAAAACAAAGAAAACGCGGATTTTTTGGCGTATATCCAAGCGAACGAAAACGCGTATTTTGATAACTTTTGCCTAAAAAATAACATTTAAAAATATGGACTTATTCGAATATCCCGAAACCTGGCCCGCTGATTTGCGGGCTATTTTGGCGCTGTATATGGCCAAAGATCAAAACTATACTAATTTAATACGACTTGAAAACGACTTATTTAAAATAGGCTATTCGATTGAGTACGGTTTAGATTGCGTAGCATACAACCTGCAAAAAATAACGGCCTAAAATTAGCCGTTTTAACGCGTTTAAATTTTCGCGTATATATTACCACTAGTAAAAATTTATCGTTTGTCTATGGGCTTAAAAATAGCCAAATAAAACAAGCGCGCGAATGTAGTGGAAAACCAAATAGGTAGACGAAAACAAAAAAAAGAACCAGTTAGAACCAGTTCTAAAATTTAAAACTCGCGTAAATTTGCGCGCTTAATTAGTAGACGAAAACAGAACAAAAAAAAATAGATTAGATCACGCGTTAAAAATTTAAACAAGTAGACGAAATCTAAACCAGCGCGGCGATCTAGTGGAAATCTAAATACCTAGTGGAAATATAAAACCCTAGACGAAATCCAAAACCTAGACGAAATCCTAGGTAGTAGTGGAAAATAAAACCAGTAGTGGAAAACAAAATTTCCAACGCGGTAGTGGAAAACGAAATCGGTAGTGGAAAATAAAACCAGTAAAACAAAAAAATTACCGCTAGTGGAAAACAAAAATAAATTTTACAATTCTCTTGCATTGCATTACAACAAATTATAATTTTACATCACACTAAACAAACAAACAAATGTTAAAAGATCATTATTACTGCTTAGACCAGTCAGGATTAACCTTAGAACTGGAGTCGTTTGAAAATGACGGAATCGCTTTAGAACTTTATTTCGGTAGTGGAAAATCAATCACTTTCGACATTTACGATTCCGTAACCGAAAAATTCTCTGACCATTACCGCACGATTTGTGCAATTCTTGATCCTTTTATTATTGAACAATTAGAAATCGAAGTTACAAAATGCTTTACGAAATGATGTCAGCCACAGAGTACGGAGTACTTAAAGGCTATAGCGAAAAATCAACTAGAGTTCACCAGATTATCAGATCAGGTGTATTTCCTTCAGAGTGGACTCAAGCGCCTAAAAAAATAGGCAACCAATGGATAGTATTTGTATCAAAAGAATGGATAGAAAATGGTAGAGCATAGAATAAACGAATGGATTTTGGAAAACTACGGTGATTTAGAACGTAGTGTAAAACAAAAGATAGCAACCACTTTTGAGTTGTATTGGGATCAATTCAACTTCAGGTATGCTGAAATTAAGACGCTAGAAAAATATACCCCACCCCCCCCTATTTTTTCTAAGTAAAACACTTTAAAAAAACACAAACACAAAATGAAAGAACTAATCGCAATCCAATCGGAGTTAAAGGCTCCAAAGAACCAGTTTAACGCCTTCGGGAAGTATAAGTACCGATCTGTTGAAGATATTTTAGAGGCTTTGAAGCCATTGCTTCTAAAGTATGAATGTACCTTGACTATCGAAGACGAAGTCAAAGAAGTAGGCGGTATTGTATTCATAGAATCTACTGCTGCAATTCAAAAAGATATGGAAGGTAGAGCAGTTACTGCGCAGGCAGGCATAGATGTAAATCGAAAAGGTATGGATGTGGCTCAAAGTTTCGGCTCGTCGTCTAGTTATGCTCGGAAGTATGCGCTTAACGGTCTTTTCCTCATCGACGATACAAAAGACCCAGATTCAACCAACGATCACGGTGGTAAAAAAGAAGAATTAACTCCGGCTCACGTCAAGTGGCAAGGAGCCAAGGATTCTTTGGCAAATGGCAAAGTTTCAATGGAGCAAATTAAGTCGGTATACATTTTAACAGCACAAAACGAAAAACTTCTATTATCGTGAACTTTAAATGCAGAGCAAGTGCGCTTGGTCAATTGATGACCAGCGCACGCAGTAAAAACGAAACTTTATCCCAAACTGCAAAAAGTTACCTGGAAGATTGGTACAAAGAGCAGATTTACGGAGTAAAAAAGCAAATCAAGTCCAAGTACATCCAAAAAGGATTAGCCTTGGAAGATATGGCTATTGAATTTTATTCTATTGCAATGGATCAGAGTTTTATGATTAAGAACCTGGACAAATTTGAAGATGATTTCTTCACTGGAACTCCGGACTGTTTACACGAAGGAGTAGTATACGATTTTAAAACCTCGTGGGACTGCTTTACATTCCCTCTGTTCGACGAACAGCCTGACAATGGGTACTTCTATCAACTGCAAGTTTATATGCATCTGACGGGCTTAAAAAAGGCCAAATTGGTTTACACGCTTCAGGACACTCCAGAGTTTTTGACTTACGAGGAACCAGTAAGCTACTCGCACGTGGAAAACAAGTTCAGAATCAAGGAATTTGACATCGATTACGATCCAGAAGTGATTGAAACGGCAAAAGCAAAAGTTTTGGAATGTAGAGAATATTTAAACGGAATTGGAATATGAAAAAGCAGACAGCAGTAGAATGGATACATGAGCAGCTAACTTCCACTTGGTTTTAAAGTCGTAGACTATTCCGTCATGAAAACAATCTGGAGTTCCTGTAAAGAAATCGTCCTCAAAATGTTCTAGATTTTTAATCATGAAGTCCTTTTCCATAGCTACCGAGTAAAACTCGATAGCCTGATTTTCCAAAGCCAATCCTTTTTCGATGTACTTGGACTTAATTTGCTTTTTTACTCCGTAAATCTGCTCTTTGTACCATTCTTGTAAGTAACTTTTTGTCGTTTGAGACAAAGTTTCTGTTTTACTTCTAGCGTTAGTCATCAAATGACCAAGTGCGCTTGCTCTACATTTAAAATTCATGATAATAATAGTTTTTCGTTTTGTGATGTTAAAATATAAACCGACTTAATTTGCTCTAGCGTTACTTTTCCACTAGCTAAAGAATCCTTTGCGCCATTCCATTTTACGTGAGATGGATTTAATTCCTCTTTTTTACCACCATGGTCGTTCGTGGAATCTGGGTCTTTTGTATCATCGATGAGAAAAAGACCGTTAAGCGCGTACTTTCGAGCATATGAGCTTGACTACCGAAACTTTGCGCCACATCCATTCCTTTTCTGTTGATGTCGATGCCAGCTTGCGCCGTTACCGCTCGGCCTTCCATGTCTTTTTGAATCGATGCGGTTGCCTCAATGAAGACAATTCCGCCAACCTCTTTTACTTCGTCCTCAATAATCAAGGTGCATTCATATTTTAGAAGCAAAGGTTTAACCGCTTCCAGAATATCCTCAACGGATCGGTATTTGTACTTGCCGAACGCGTTAAACTGGTTCTTTGGAGCTTTTAGCTCGGATTGAATTGCAATTAGTTCTTTCATGTGTTTCGTGTTTTTTTTATTGTGTTTTAGTTAGGAAAAAAGGGGGGGGGTTGGTATTTTTTTATCGTTTTAATTTCAGCGTATGGGAAATTAAATTGATCCCAGTACAATTCGAAGGTTTTCATTATCTCGAATTTTTCACTATCGGCTAGTTTTCCGTAGTTCTCGAGAATCCATTGCTCAATTATTTCCTCTACCATTTTCTATCCATTCAGTTGAAACAAAAACTACCCATTGATTTCCTAGCTTTCTAGGCGGATGAACCCACTCGGGCGGATTAACTCCAGATCGAATAATCTTGTGAACTCTTGTTGATTTTTCGCTAAAGCCACGCAATACTCCGTATTCTGTGGCTGTCATCATTTCGTAAAGCATAATTGTACGTTGTTTTCTAATTGTTCAATAATAAAAGGATCAAGAATTGCACAAATCGTGCGGTAATGGTCAGAGAATCTTTCTGTTAAACAGTCGTAAAGTTCTAGCGTGAGCGATTTTCCATTACCGAAATAAAGGTCAAGAACAATTCCTTCGTTCTCGAAAGATTCAAGCTCGAGACTGAATCCCGATTGCTCAAAAATAAAGTGGTGATCTTTTAGCATTTTGTGTGTGTGTTTTAGTGTGATATAAATGTACAAACTTCTGTATAATTAATTGCAAGTGAATTGTAAAATTTATTTTTGTTTTCCACCAGCGGTAATTTTTTTGTTTGAGTGGTTTTATTTTCCACTACTGGTTTTATTTTCCACTATTGCCTGGGAAATTTTGTTTTCCACTACGGATTTTGTTTTCCACTACGGATTTTGTTTTCCACTAGATCGCGGCGCTGGTTCTGTTTTCGTCTACTCATTTTGTTTTCGTCTACTTGGTTTGTCTTTTGAATTTTGGAACCGGTTCGAACCGGTTATTTTTTCCACTACTTATTTTGTTCAGGTCGCAATTTGCGGCCGCAAAATTTTACACTGGTTTAATCTACTGCTTTTGTTTTACTCTACTGCTTTTGTTTTATACTACTGCTTTTGGTTTCGTCTACGGATTTCGCCCGCTGTTTTTTACTACGGGTTTCGTCTACGGGTTTAGGTTTCGTCTACCTTTGGATTTCGTCCACTACTTTTGTTTTATACTACGGTTTCGCGCTTGCTTTATTAGGCTATTTTTAAGCCCGTGGTAAAGCGATCTTTTTTTACTATAGGTAATGTATTATCGAAAATTTAAACGCGTTAAACGCGCTAAAATAGGCCCGTTAATTACGCGCCATAAACAGGACGAACGCTAATTTTTACGTCGTGAAACTCAATAAACCAAACCGAACTAGGGTAAAGCTTTTTAGCTAATTCTAATTTATCCGGCGTGTTCTCAATATTTGCAAGGAACACGGAAAACGCCCGACTTTCGAGCGCTTTAATTGAATGAATACTAAAATATTGTTTTCTCATTTGTCTATCTTTTGCAAGTTATACGCCACGCAGTCCAAACCGTATTCGATCGAATAACCTATTTTGAATAACTCGTTTTCAAGTCGTATTAAGTTCGTGTACGTTTGTTCCTTTGTAATGTAGGCAAACAGAACAGCCCGCAAATTAGCGGGCCATTGTTCAGGATATTCGAATAAATCATTCATGTTTTAAATATTATTTTGTAAACAAAAATTATCAAAATAGGCGTTTTCGTTTGCCTGTATATGTGCAAAGGTTTGGTTAGCTTCCTTCCTATCTTTGTAGGCTTTTGATCCTTCGCTGTAGGCTTTACCGTCGAAAAATATAGTTTCGCCTTTGTTTATTGTTTTGCCCGTTCCAGCGCATACGCTGGTAAATTTAGCGGTTATAAAACGTCCCATTTTTTTAGTGTTTTTTATTAGTGAATGATTAAACCTATTTTGTGATTCTCTGTGATCCACTTAGTCGCCACTATGTCTAGATAGCTTGAATCCGTATAACCAGCGGCGGCCATTTCGTCTACAGAGTAGAAAATTTTGGAGTGTCGCTCTGTATCTTGGTTAATTAGTTCGTCATTTTTACTACCAAGGGAAAAAATAAGATCAAAATTTTCCGGCAATTGTATACCACGGATAAACGAATGCGATTTGGTATAAGCATAAAAACGGACGGACGGATTCAAACGCGCAATTTCTAGCCACTTTGCAAAGTACGCCGGACTATAAAAGTCCCCGCTATCGTGGATTCGTACGTACGTTTGTTTATCTTTTTTAACCTTGCTTAGTTCGTTTGTGATTGTTTGGACAAAATTTTCCTCCTTGCTAGCCTCATATCTTTTAGTCAAGGCGCGTTCCACGTTACCAAAGCGATACATTCCGCGTTTTGCATAGCAAAGTTTCAAACAGCTTCCAGCGAAAGGACAAGTTATTTTGCCGCTTTTTTTATCATTACCGGCAGGGATCGAAAAGTTAAAAATTCGAACGCCGAATTCTTTTGCAGTCTTTACTAATTTACTATTTCCCGTTCCTAATAAGTTTTGAGTTTTCATTTTGTGTCGTGTTTAGTATTGTTTGTGTTTATTTAAGTAGTGTTAACCCTAGCAAGTATCCCAAAAATAAAATAGGGCTAAATGCGATTATTGTATAAATGATTTGTGCGAGTACTTTTGTGGCTTTCTTCATGATTAGTATCCGATTGCTTCTAACTGCATACCATAAATTAGGCCTATGATTAGTACTACTGCCATAATGCCGAAAGCGATAATATTTGCTTTTGCGTTTTCGTTGTTTCTTGTTGCGGTGTTGTTGTTTGAAGTTGTCATGTTGTTTGTGTGTTTAGTGTGTGTGTTTCTAATTGTTAAGTAAATTTACAAAGGTTTGTAAGTAATTGCAAGTGATTAGGAAAATATTTTTTACTTTTTTTACTCTTTTTTTTACTTTTTTTTCGGTTTGGACTTATTCCGTTCCGTTGTATTGTTATGTAATATTACAACCTTTTGTAATTAGATGCAAGTATTTGTAATAATATTTTTTATTTTTTTTTATTTATTTTCAATTACCTTTACTTTGATTAACCAAAATAAACCTATTTTTTAGTGCATACCTTTGTAACACATGGAAAAGAAACAACGCGGCGGACCAAGGCCCAATTCAGGTAGGCCACCTAAAATACAGGAAATCAAGTTGATAGAACAAATGGACGCGATTTGCGTGCCGGATAAAATTTGGGAAGCCTTGCTAATGAAATGCGCTCAAGGTGATACCAACGCTTTAAAACTTTGGCTTTCTTACCGGTTTGGTTTACCTAAGCAGCAAATTGACGTAACGAGTAACGGTGAAAAGATAGCGCCGCCGATCCAATGGATAGGCAAAAGAGTTGCAATAGAAAACGCAAAGTTAGTAAGCGAAGAAGAAGAAGAAGAAAGCGAACCTTTGGCAATTGATAATCAACAAACCTATCTTTTCTAAATGATTAACTTACTAGAAGACTATAAACCGTTATTTTACGAACAGCCTGAAACGCGTTATTATTTAATTACCGGCGGACGCGGTTCTGGTAAATCTTGGACTTTGGCGTTATTTCTGTTAAATCTAACTTATCAAAAAGGCCATGTAATTTTGTTTACGCGTTACACCTTGGTTTCGGCGTTTATTTCGATTATTCCCGAATTTTTAGACAAAATAGAAATAATGGGAAAAGTAAATGATTTCGAAGTAACGCAAAGCGAAATAATAAATAAGTTAACAGGCTCTAAAATTCTATTTCGTGGAATCAAAACGAGTTCAGGCGTTAACACTGCAAACCTTAAATCGATTGCCGGTTTATCAACTTGGGTAATTGATGAAGCCGAGGAACTAACCGACCCCGACGTATTCGACAAAGTAGACCTTTCCATACGTGCAAAGGAAAATCCAAACCGCGTTATTTTGGTAATGAATCCGGCTTACAAAAGTCATTGGATTTATAATGATTTTGTAAAAAAGAAACGAAAGGATACGACCTATATTCATACGACTTACATCGATAATAAAGAGAATTTAAGCGATTCGTTTATACAGGCCGCGGAAAAAACCAAAAGAGAAAATAGAGCAAGATACGAACACCTATTTTTAGGTACTTGGCTAGACGACGCGGACGGTATGCTATGGAATCGCGCAATAATCGGAAAAGCTAGAATAGATGAAGCGCCGAACCTAACAAGGATAATTGTAGCAATCGACCCCGCAGTTACGGCAAACATGCAAAGCGATGAAACCGGTTTAATTGTTGTTGGAAAAGATAGCGAAGGTTTTGGATACGTTCTCGAAGACCTTAGCGGAAAGTATTCGCCAAATCATTGGGCAAAAGTCGCAAATGATGCCGCGTTTAGGTGGAACGCCGATTGCATTGTAGCTGAAAAGAACCAAGGTGGTGACATGGTAGAAGCTGTATTAAAGTCTCAAGGCTCAAACTATAGAATAAAGCTAGTAACAGCTACAAAGGGAAAATACGTGCGAGCCGAGCCCGTTTACTCGCTGTATGAACAGGGACAAATTTATCACGTTGGTAGCTTCCCGATTTTAGAATCACAAATGGTAACATTTAACCCCGATAAAGGAAAATCTCCCGATCGAGTTGACGCGCTTGTTTGGGGATTAACAGAACTAATGGTAAAAAATAACTTTGAATTCTCAATATGAAAAAAGAAACAATTGCCGCGCTTATCTTAATGTTAATCACTTATTTATTCATAGTTTTCGTGACATTGGATTTTAACGTATTTAATTGGCATTGGAGCGCTCGCGCTGTTATGGTAGTAACTTGGTTTTACGGAGTTACATTTTTAGAAAAGAATAAATAAGTATATTTGCTAAAACGAATATGCTATGCTATTAAAGGCTCTAAGGTCATACATCAATCCTACGGTTATTTCGACACCACAGAAACCCGATGTAAACCTACTCAATCAAATACTTTATGGCCAATTTACGGCCTCCACGATGGTTGTTTGGTATGACTCAAATCAACAAACATTTATCGACAAAGGATACAAAGGTAACGCACTTGTTTACTCAATTATTCGAAAGATAGCCGAAAAAGGCAAGCAGTGCCCGACATACGTTTACAAGGAGACTGAAGCGGCTAAAAAATACAGAGGCGGAAAATATAACTCAAAAGAGCTTAACAGATTGCAAAGCATAGCATTTCGTAAAAAGGAATTGCAAGACGTTAACTACTCCGATCCCGTAAATCAATTGATTAAGAACCCGAACCCGATGCAAACTTGGGCGGAGTTTCTTGATTCGATGCTAACGTGGTACAATACTAGCGGCGAGATATTCGTTTACGGCTTTGCTCCACAGGATGGGTTAAATAAGGGCAAAATTAAGGAGATGTACGTTTTGCCGTCTAACTATGTCGAGTTAGTGGCTGGCAGTTTATTTGAGCCTGTGAGAGGCTATAAATTGATAATTGGAGACCAGAACATTGAGATTCCAGCCGACCAAGTATTGCACATTAAAACCACGAATTTAACTTGGGATTTGAATGGCGCACAATTGCGTGGAATGCCTCCTCTCTTGGCTGGCTTAACAACATTGCAAGCTAACAACGAAGCGACAGAGGCAAAGCAGAAGACTTTCCAGAATGGAGGAGCAAAAGGAATTATTTCTCCGAATATCAATAACCCTGAGTTCTGGCCATCCCCTGATCAGCGCGCTAAGATGGATGAGCGGATAGATGAGAGGATAAACGGTAATAAGAACTTAAATAAGATTGTTGCTTCCTCGATTCCGTTGCGTTACGATGCAATTGGATTGAGTCCTGTGGCGATGGATATTATCAACTCTCAGAACATGGACTTGCAAACACTTTGCGGTCTTTGGGGAGTTAATCCTGTTTTGTTTACTTCCAACGCTACCTATGCCAATTTGGAAGGTGCACAGAAGGCTTTGGTTACAGATGTCATTATGCCACAGTTGCAAATGATTGAGGAGAAGTTTACGCAATGGCTAGGCAAGTCTTACGGCATGGATTATGTTTTTGACTTTGATATTTCATCATTCTCTGAGTTACAACCAGATGTTCAAGTAATTTTGGATACTTATGGCAAATCTCCATATTTTACTGGTAACGAAGTTAGAAGCTTGTTGAACTGGCACGCTAGCGAAGACCCTGCGATGGACGTGCATTGGATACCTAGCAATGTGATTCCAAGCGATGAGGCACTAGGAAACGCTGCAACGGACTTTGTGGATTTCCAAGCATAAGAAATGAATAAAATAAATTACTCTAAGGTTAGAAGGTCGGCGCAAGCGGATTTGAAGAAATACGAGCGCCTTGGAGTAAAAATATTTACGGAGGCATTAAAGGAGCAAGCAAAGCCAGTTGTGCCGTTGTTGCCGATGCAAGATGCTTATGTAAAGTTCTATCAGGCTGTATTTGTTGATTCTGCGACTAAAGAGTACAATAGGATTAGGCAGGACAATAAACAAAAGGCTTTATTCCCAAATGATTTTTTTGTTAGCACTTGGCTTGAGTTTATAAAGAATTGGGTAATTCAGAATTTAGGTCAGTTAATTTTTGATGTAACGGATACTAGTCAAAAAAAAGTTAACGAGATAGTTGCTCAAGGTATTGCTGATGGATTAACACCAAGACAGATTGAAGAATTGTTGGTTGAGCAGATTCCTGATATCAAGAGAGCAAGGGCAATCGCTAGGACTGAATCGACACGGGCTTACAATGAGGGAAAGAGGCAATCTGCAATTCAGTGGGCTAATGAGACAGGTACTCCATTATGGAAGATATGGATTCACGGAGGTGCTAAGGAGCCAAGGATTCAGCACATACAAGCACAGAATAAACCGAAGAGATTTGATCAGCCGTTTGCAAGCTGATTTGCCCTCTGTTTTCCGACCGGAGTTCCACATGGCCCCCATCCGTTCTCATCAACGTATTTCAAAACTCTTTTGGCATT